AGTACCGATCCTCCGCCTCGGCTGCCTTCTGTACCGCCGGACCGCCCTCCTTAAGCGCGGCTTGCGCCCTACGTGACGCGGCGAGTACGTACTGCGCTCGGTAGTAGGGCTCCAGCCGTCCGGCTTCCGTAGCGGCGGTAGGAACCCCGGTGTCCGGGGGTGGCCCGAAAGTGTAGGGCCGCGACATAGCGATCTTGAGGACGTCGATCAGAACCGCGACCGGAATTCCGACCAGCGGGGCGAGGGTGGCGGCTGTTGCATTTGCCGGCGCAGCAATAGCCAGAGCCCCAGCGATGATCGCGATGAGTTCCTCATCGGATCGCTGCTCTGACTTCTTCTGCTTCGGGGGCATTGCTACTCGTTACAGGCGATCGCGGCGTTGGCCCACATGATCGCTTCGCGCACCTTGGCAAGCGCAGTAGACCGCTCCGGCGACGGAGGGCAAGAGTCGACGATAATCTCCGCCAACTCCTTACCGCTTTGCCTGATGTCGCTGAACCGGTCTACTTGGTCTCCCTTGGGCGGGTGGTATGTGAAGATGTTGTCGAGGTCGAGGTTCCCACCCGGTCCGACGTTGGCCAGATTACTCATGCGATGTCCTTTGCGTCGGCGATGACCTTCTGCTGGACCGCGTTGGTGGCGGTGTCTACCGCAGCCTTGACGCCAGCCACCTGCGGATTCGCAGCAACAGCAGGGTCAGGCGACATGGCCGCTCGCTCTTCGGCGTCCTTGCGGGCACGCTCCAAACCTTCCCGGACGGTGACCACGTCGAGTTCCAGGAACCCGGCGACCCGCAGGGTCAGCTCGTCGAAGAACTCTTGCGGGAGCACGGACTGGTTGACCGGCGTCTGCGCGGTCGCCTGGAGAAGGCTGATCGCGGCCTGCGCGTCGTCCTGACTGATCGGGCCGAACTCGAAGCGCGGTGCGACCTCGTTCGGGCCGAAGTTCCAGTAGACGAGGTCAGCGATGAGGTACTGATTGATGTAGTCCTGCATCTCCTTCTTCGTCGCCTCACGGCTCATGAGGTAGAAGTCGGTCTGATCCTTCGACAGGGCGAATGACCCGGTTCCCCCGGCAGCCATGGCACCGAGGTCGGTGAAGCCGGCAAGCACGGAGGAACTGGCTTCGGAGTCGAGCCACTGCATCGCGGACTTGAACTCGGCGGCTCCACGACCCGACGACTCCAGCGGGTTAGCGCTGATGTCGCCAGAGATACCGACGACGCCACCCTGCCGGAGGCCGATGATCTTCTTCGCAGCGTTGGTGGCCTCGGTAGGGTCCGGCGCCTTGACGATGGTCTTGGGGAGGGCCTGACCTTCGAGGAACTGGTACCACAGGAAGCGGATCTTCTGCTTCGTCTTGTAGCACCACTGCGTGATCTGGAGGTCGGACACTCCCTCCATCGGGTCGCGGTGCGTTCCGTGGATGTAGACGAACGACCGGTTCGGCTTGAAGACCTTCTCGTCGGTGTCCTCCATCGCGATGGGCATCTGGCGGAAACCACGGAACGAACCGGTCTTGGGGTCGCGGGTGACGGCGCAGGTGCCCGGGGGACGCCAGGCAACCTTCTTGTAGCCGACTCCGCCGTCGACCTCGGTCCACACCTTTTCGAAGAAGGACTTCTTGTAGACGAAGGCGTTGCACATCTGCGCGATGATGAGGTTCATCGGGGTTGTCATACCCCCGTTGTTGGCCGGGTCCGCGATGATGCGGTTGATCCGGTCGTAGACCTCCTTGCGAGCGCGTCCTCGCTGGATCGAGTAGGGTGCCTGCCGGATCGGCAGCGACAGGACCGACTCCAAGGTCTGCGCCTTGGAGTCGACCTTGAGCATCTCCTTCATCTCGCGGATTTCGTGCTCCGCGAGGTAGTTGAAGACGTTACCGTCCTCGAAGGACGCGAACAGGATCGAGTCCTGGTCGAACCCCGACCCGATTTCCTTATCCATCAGGTGGGTGATGTCTTCAACTGCCATAGCCCTTAGCCGCCATTTCGTCAACGCCCCAAGAAAGGACGGAACCGTCACTCTCGTCGTACCATGAAAGCACACCGGATTCGGCGGTGTCTACCGTACCCCGGCCCTGCCAAAACGCCATGACCACCGCGTCGCCTTCATCGGTCGACCGTCCGAGGCGCTTTCGGATTTCGTCCTTCGGCTCAATCTGGATCGATCCTCCGGAAAGTACCTTCCAGTGCGGGGTGGTGAGGTCCGCGATGAGAATCTCGGAGTCGGGGAGCATGACGCGGGATCCGCCCGGCTGACTCGGGTCGAGTAGTTCTCGCATCCTCCACCATGCTGCCGCGCGGAGGTTGGTGAACTTGAATTCCCCCGTGCGATCCTTGAGCCCCTTCGCGCTGCCAGACGCAACGAAGCCGCGTACCGGCAATCCGAGCTCGCGAATGCGGGCAAGGACACCGGCACCAACACCGATCGAGTCGACGATTGCGAGCGATCCTGGGCGGCTGGACAACGCCGCTGTGATGTAACCAGTCGACTCCATGACGTCAGCTGACCGGTGCTTGCGAATCTCCTTGACGATCGGCCCCTTGCGTAGGGCGAGGCAGGTGGCGTCTTCACCTTGATCCGCGATGTCAGCACCGACGATGTCGCGTTCGATTACGTCAAGGTCGGTAGCGCCGTCATCCTGCCACTGCTTCCACCGGTCGACCGCCAACTGCACCCAGCCGAGCGGGATCACGCCTTCGGACGACGAGTCAGGGAAGAGCCCGCGTACCTTGGCCGTGAAAAGGCTGGACTGATTGCTCAGTTCGGATAGTGTCTGCGTCTCATTCGGGAGACCGACCCAACGGTGCAGTCGCTCCTCCACCCAAAGCGGGGAGAGGAGCATGTCTCGGAGTCCCTCCGGCACGTATTCGGTCGTATACGAGAGTCCCTCCTCTTGAAACAGCCTTGCGAGGAGTGGCTGCTCTCGTCCGTGTCGCCGACAGTCGGGACAGTCCATCCACTCGACAGCATCCTGCGTGAAGTTTGGAGTGCCCAGGCCGTCAATGCGAATGACGTTCCAACCGCTGTCCGGCTTGCAGACAGTGGCAAAGTGAGAAGTCGGATCATCCGGGTTTCCAATCGCGAGAACACGAGCATTGGCGTTGGTGGCGAGAGCGTCAGCCGCGTCATACAGCTGTTTCGTGACACCGCACGCCTCGTCGATGATGACCAACACGTACCGGGCGTGGATACCCTGGAACGCCGAGTCGGAGTAGTCGGCAGGCTTGCGACCATACCCAACGAGTTCTCCACCCAACTTCCACTGAGGGTAACCCGCTGTCGTAATCACGCCAGCCAACGCTCCCTTACGGTGCGCACGCTGGATTTCACGCCATAGGATCGCGGAGACCTGCGCCGAGGTCGGAGCCGTACTCACGACGAACGCTTCACCCGGGTCGTGTTCTGCGATCCAACGCGCCGCAGCCCTCGCGGCAATAAACGACTTGCCGGCATCGTGACATGACTGGACCGCCGTATAGCGGTTTTGCGAGACGGATCGCAGGATTTCGGTCTGCTTCGACCAGAAGAACTCCCCGAGTACGGTCGATCCCCACAACGCGGGGTCGTTGTCGTAGTCAGGCTTCGGCTCGAAGGTTTCAGCAGCGTATTCGATCGGATCCTTGATTTCCAGGTGGATCGGATCGTTGGATGCCGGAATAGGAGTGGCGTTGCCCCCCGCTCCCCCCTGAACGCCACCATGTCCGGGGTGCTGGTAGGCGGCGAAGTCCCAGAATTCAGGATCGTCGAGGATGCTTCCGCTACTCATCGTCGGTAGGTCCCTTCCAGATCGCGTAGCCCATGCCGATAGCGAAGAACCCGAAACCTACGATGAGAATCAACCAGTGCCAAGGCATCAGTGGGCTTCGATTCCGAGTAGGGAGGAGATGTCGGGGATGGGTTGATCGGTGGCCACCGCCCGCAGGATCGGCGGAACAACCTGAGGGATCATGGCCGTCTGGTCCGGGGTGAGACGGAGCGCGGAGAGAACCGCGCGGATCGCGGAAGCGAGGATCCGACCCTGATCTTCTGCAATGCTCACTAGACGGGTGGCGACTCCCGCATCGATGCACATCTTCGCCGTCCGGGTCAGATGCCCCCGCTCCTCCCGGTAGAGCGTGAGCCAAGCCTGCGCCTCGGTGAAGCTGGAAATGCCGGTGTTGTGGTGAACCTGCGTGAGCGCAGGAAGATGATTCGGGGAATCCGGGTCCTCGTTGGGAAGGGAGTCGAGAACCTCCTTGATCCGAAGGCGGAGGGAAGGGTCGGATCGCTTGGGATCAGAGCGCGAGAACTCCTCGATCGTAGCCTCCTGCGCCGGGGTTAGATTCCACATCGCGATCCGCTCCTCCAAGAACCGAACCATTGCGGCAGATCGGCGGACCTCCTCCAAAAGCGCCTGTTCCGGAGTGAGGCTTGCAATCGAGGGGTCGTGTCTTGAGCCGCCGAACCGGAGATGCTGGGCTTTGTACTCCTGGATCAGGTCGCGGCCCATCTCCTTCATCGCCGACTTCACGCCAGCCTCGGTGTTACCACCATGCTTGGCGCAATTGCCGTAACCCGGGTGGTCCGTGCGCGAACCCTTACGCTGCTGACACGGCCCACCCTTCTGCGTCAGCGCGCCACATCGCTGTTCGTCGGTGAGAGGCTTCTCGGATGGAGGGGCCAGCTTACCGGCCAACTCGAGGTCACCGTTACGGCGAGCCTCCGCCCGCTTCGTCGACTGTCGTCCTGCGCCCATAAGAGACAGTATAGCACAGCCCGCGTTTCTTGACCAAGCGGCAAGCTCTATTAGGAAGCCGGGGGCCGGAAAACCTTCGGGGGGTACAGGTTGCTTTGCGCGCGCATATATACCTTCCGGGCGACGACCAATGCGGAGGGGGTGCGGTTTGGCTTTGGCGTCCGGAGCCGTCCGAACCGGGGGGCCCGCCGCGTGTCTCCGGGGCCGCGCGCGTCCCGGGCCCCCGGGGGTCCGCCGCGACCCCGTGCAGGCCGGGCCGGGGGTGGGTCGGGGTCCGTGTCGGCCTGCGGGCTGGTGTCTCCCGAACGCAGGAGGGCCCCTCCGAGACCCGGAGACGACCCCGCCGGGCCCCGGGCCCACCGCAGCCCCGCGAGGCCCGGAGAGGCCCGCCCCCGCAAGCCGAGCCGGGGCCCCCGCCCCCGCGTGTGACACGCGTCACACAAAGAACCCGCCCCGGGGGCTTGCGCGGGGGCCCCGCCGTGTGGTTTAATTGTTTTACAAGGCCCCCCCGGGGGGCCGCCCCGGGGCCCCCGCCCCGGCCCCGCCCGCAAAAAAGGAGCCCGCCATGAACACGCACAGCCGCCGCATCGCCGCCTTCCACACGACCCGCGCAAACGCGGCCCGGAGCGCGATCCGGCACGCGGAAGAAGACGGAAACACCGCCGCCGCCGCCGCGTGGCAGGCCGTCCTCGACGCCCACGAGACCGCCGCCGCCAACCCCACGGACGAGAACAGCGACGCCGCCGAGGACGCGCACACCGCCGCCAACCGGAACCACCCCCCGGCCTGAAAACCCCGCCCCGGAAAGCGAACCCGGGCACACACCGGGGGGCCGCGACGCCCACAGCGCCGCGACCCGCCCGGGGGCCGCCCGGCCCGCAAACACCCCCGCCCCGCACCCCGGGGCCCGCGAAAGGAAACCGCAATGTCGAACACCAGCACCCGCACCCGCAAGCCCGCCGCCGCCCCGAAGGCGACGCCCGCCCCCGCCAAGGCCGCCGCCCCGGCCCCCGCCGCCAAGCCCGCCCCGAAGGCCCCCGCGAACTGCGGTTGCGGCTGCGGCAAGCCCACCGTGACCGCCAAGGCCGTGTTCCTCTCCGGACACGACGCCCGCCACGCCGGGGTCGTCGGGCGGGGCCTCGCCGAGGGCGACGTCGCCGCGATCGAGGCCTACGCCAACCTCTCCCCCGCGCTGCAGAAGAAGGCGGACTCGATCCGCGAGACCGCCGAGCGCAAGGTCGCCGTCAAGGCAGCCAAGGAAGCCGCCCGCAAGGCCGCCAAGGCCGCTTACGAGGCCGCGCTCGCCGCCACGGCCTGATCCGGGCCCAACCTCCGCTCCCCGGGCCGACGCCCGGGGGGTCGGGGGAGCCGCCCGGCTCAACCAACCCACCCACCCGCCCCGCCAAAGGAGCCCGCCATGACTCTTACGATTACCGCCACCGTCCTGCAGACCCCGACCACGATCGAGGGCACGCTGGTCTACGACGACCCGGATGGTTCGATGACCACGCAGATCTTCACAATCCCTGCTGCCCCTGACCTCACGACCGGCGAGATTGCCGAGGCGCTCGTCTCGCCTGCGGTCGCGTTCTACCAGTTCGTCACGGGCCACCCCGACCGCAACCTCCACGGCTGGTCGATCGCGTTCGCCTCGGATCACAACCCGGTCTGGGTAATCGACTTCGACTTCGACTCCTGACCGACGCCCGGCCTCGGAAGGGGCGGTTTGCCCCGCCCCTTCCATCGAAACCAACCCTGTGATAGGATGGTTCTATGACCACGCAGCCCGCACCCGTCCTGCCCGCCTCCAGCCTTCTGGACCTCGCCACCCGTAAGGTCGCCCCCTTCGACAAGCCGTACTGGCTCACTTCCGTGGACGGCACGTCCGTCACCCCGCCGATGTTGGTTGAGGGAGTCAACGAATTCACGTTCCCCGACTCTGATAGCCCGGATATCCTGCTCTCGGTCTGGCCGGAACTCCGCCGAACGCACGTGATGCACGGTCTGGTCGTGGACGCAGACGCAATCCTGACCTTCACCTTCGACTCCCCGCGCTGAACCTGTGGGGCCCGGCAACCCCGGGCCCTCGCAGGAGCCGCACGGCTCGTCCCAACCGCCCATAAGGAGCCCGCAATGTCTGACGACCCCGACAACCCGATCGTCAAGTGGAATGCCGCCGTCCAGCGCGTCCGTGATGCCCTCAACGAATTCGATGCTCGTGATGCCCTGTTGATCTTCGGCGAATGGCTGCAGGAGCAGGTCGGCGTCACGTACACCAAGGACAACGAGGCCAACGGCTTCGAGGAGTTCTTCATCACCCCGGTCGACCGCGACCAAGACACCATCTACCTCACGATTCTGGAGGCCTGACATGAAGATCCGCAAACTCGCCCTCTCCCTGCTGAGCGCCACCCTCCTGCCGATCGGCCTCACCCTCCCCGCCGACGCGGCCCCCGGCGAGCCCTACGGTGGTTGCGCCGAGGCGTGGCAGGCTCCGAAGTCCGAAGGAGCCGCGTGGTGTCGCAGCAGGGGCTTCACGGTCACCAAGTTCGGCGTGTTCGGCCCGGAGGGCTGGCTCCTGTCCTCGACGCTCCCCCGGTGTCACCGGGTCAAGTACGGCAGCCCGTGCGTCATGAACCGAGACGAGGAGGGCAACCGAGGCTTCTGGCTCAAGCCCAACGGCGACGTGAAGTTCGCCAAGCGTCCTGCCCTCGCCAAGCACACGTCGAGGCCGCGTGGTGGTTGCGCGTGGGAGTTCAGGCTCCCGGAGTCCAAGGGAGCCGACTGGTGCCGTGAGCGTGGTTGGACGATCACCGGTTACTTCTCCTTCGACCCCGAAGGCAATCTCCGACAGTCGGTCTACCCGGCCTGCTACGCCAAGTTCAGCGGCGAGCAGGAGTGCGTCTGGGACGCCCCGGCTCGCGAGGGTTGCGGTCGCAGTTATTGGACCGACAAGATGACCTTGATTCACTACACCGTCGGCAAGAAGGAGTGCGACTGATGTGGGGCGCGTTCGTTGATCTGATGCACTCCCCGATCGCCCTGTTCCTCGGGGCCATGGCAATTCTCCTCTTGTCCGTCAAGGGCCTCGATCGGCTCCTCGGCTTCCTGATCAACTTCGACCGCTTCAAGGAACACTGAGCCGGTGTGACGAGCGTGGTTGCCCACCCATTGTGACAGAGCCCACCTAGTGGTACAATGGTAGTAGGGCACCCGCCCCCGCTACATCGCTTCACCCGCCCTTCAATAAGGAGCCCGCCCAAAGTGAGCACTCTACCCAAGACCGCCACCGTCCACGAGAAGACGGTTCAGCGCGCACAGGATCTGGTCGAGAACCCGGTCGGGAGTCGCGTCCACTCGATCAAGACCGGCCACCAGCACCGGACGGTCACCCACTACGTCAAAGTGGATCCTCGGGTTTGGAAGGCCGCTCTCCGGCTCGCCAAGGGCGACCCAACCCGCATCCGCGTGGTGCACGAATCCGAAGTCATCGTCACCAACCACTCCAAGAGGAAGTGAACCCGCCATGATTCCCGAGTGCCCTAACGGCCAACTCCAGCCGTCGCGATATGACGACATCTACAAGTACCTGTTGCAGGAGTCCGACGACTACGTCGGTGACGACCAGACCATCGGCTGGACCTTGACCCGCCTCGAGGTCAACCGACTCGACATCGTCCGAGCGGTCTCTGCTACAGGAAATCCGGCTGCATCCATGGCCGGTGCCGTCGAGACCGGTCACTACTTGATCCGCGAGAACTCGGACGGCATCATCTGGGCCTTCTACTACAAGTCGCTTCCCGACCTCATGGCGGACTACGCCGAGGCCTGCGAAATCGACAACAACACTCGCGAGACGGAAGGGTGATCGTCGGTGTCGTCGCCTACATCGCCGGTGCCCTATTGGGGGCCACAGCCGGGAGCGGACAAGGACGCAATCGCCAAGCACGTCCCGCCGTACACCATCGAGCACGCCGACCTCCACAAGAGGTACCAGCCGACCGAGCAATTCGCGAGTTTCGGGCGAGCGTTCAGCGCCTACGCCAAGACTTCGGTCAAGCCGGGTGAGAAGAAGCGGCTTGTAAACGGAAAGGGACGGGTGATTGCACGCCAGATTGGATAACCCTATTGCGCATGACGCCAACCCTAGGATAGACTGGTGGAACCAACCACCAAAGAGAGCACCCGCTCTCCCGCACTGAACAGGAACCAACGCAAATGATCACGAACGCAACCGAACTCCGTGAGACCTACCTCACCACCTACGGATCCTTCGCCGTGTCGCCGAGCGACATCGCCGAACTGGACAGCGTGGGGAACGTCCGGTTCGCCCGCGAACTCCTCGGGACGCTGGTTCAGGCCGGTCTGATCACCGAGTCGGAGGGTGACGAGGGCACGGTCTGGCAGACCGTCCCGACCTACGACGAGATGGACGAGACCGAAGCAGAGGCACGCATCGACGCGTGGCTCAACGACACCACCAAGGAGAACACCATGAACACCGCAACCAAGACCCGACCCGCCGCGAACACCAAGGACGAGGGGTTCCACGCCTGCTACTGCGGGTGCGGCGAGAACGTCCCCGCCAAGTCCTACTACCGCCCCGGTCACGACGCGCGTCACGCCGGGATGATCGGTCGGCTCGTCGCGGAGGACAAGGACGAGTCTCACTTCAACGACCTCCCGTCGGAGCGCCTCGTCCTCAAGGCGAAGGGCATCACGATCAAGGCGCTGGAGAAGCAGCAGGCCAAGATCGACCGGGAGGCCGCTCGCGAGGAGGCCAAGGCCGCCAAGACCGGACCCGAGTTCGTCGAGGGCACCCTCCAGGTCGGCAAGAACGAGCGGATCGGCCGCAAGTTCAAGGACGGCAAGATCGAGTACATGGACGCCAAGGGCGAGTGGAAGCCCGCGTCCAAGGCCGCCGCTGCCACCTTCGAGGAGTGACCCCTGGCATCGCCGGGTCTGGTGACCACGACCGGACCCGGCGCTCTGCCCGGAAACGCCACCATCCACGAAGGAGAACCCCCCGAATGTCTGTCATCATGGACCCCACGCTCCCCGAAGTCCAGGCTGATACCGAAGTCTACCGGGAAGGTGACGGCTACCAGCGAACGATTCTGTTCAGCGTCTGGAAGCCGGACAACACCCGTGATCTGATCAAGATCGACCTTCGAGTCGATCGGCTCCCCGGCAACTCCCACTTCTCCGCCTTCCTCTGGACCGACAACGGCTGGCTGCAGAAGGCACGCCCCCACAACGTGAACTACTGGCACATGATGCCCGGCTTCCGCCGCTGGCAGACCGCCGAGACTGAGAAGGTGACCCGCCGAGTCGCGGCCCGCATCGCGCACGACGTGGCACGGGGCCTTTAGCCCCACACACACGAAGACCCCGGACCTC